ATAATCATCACAGGCTCTTTAAAAGATATAATGGGGTATGAGGGAAGGTTTTGTACTCGTGGAAGTTTTAGTCCTAGTGAGGGAGGAGAAAATTCTCTTGACGGTGATATTATGAGTTTCAGGGCAGGCCAAGAAACAGAGGATATTTTCTGGAAGCCATTTATTGCAGATGTTGCAAGTGCTGAGTCGGAAACGGAAGGAAGAGAACGTTTATGGATAAGAAGATCAACAGGTAATAAAGCTGATATTTGGCAAAAGTTTTTACCTGGGCAGATACTTAGTTATAAAAGACACGTCCAAAGAAGAAGATTTGTCCCTAAAGAAGGGAGAATAATAAGTTGTCACGGGTACCCTAGACCTCACCAAATAACTGATAAATGGAGAACGGAGTATTGGAAATAAATCAAAGCCCTATATTAATCACAGGGTGTGCTCGCTCAGGAACGAGCCTTATTGCTGGTGTTATTAATATCAGTGGGGCGTATGGAGGAAGATTGTTAGGTCCTAACCCAGCAAACGCTAAGGGAATGTTTGAAAATAGTAGAATACGGGAAGGGGTTGAGAAAATGTATCTCAGATCTATAGGTTGTGATCCTAAAGGACAAAAACCATTACCAGATACAAGTAACTTGCCTATTCCTTCAGATTGGAGAAAAAGGGTCAATCAAATTATGCTTGATGAAGGGTATAAGGATGGTCCTTGGTTTTACAAAGGTGCAAAAATGTGTTTAAATTGGCCCGTTTGGCATTATGCTTACCCAAATGCTAAATGGGTGATTGTGAGGAGAAGAAGTGCAGACATAGCTAAGTCTTGTTTGAATACTTCATTTATGAATGCTTACTCTACTCATCAAGAGTGGATTGGATGGGTTAACCATCATGAGAAGTGTTTTGTAGAAATGATTCAAGCAGGACTAAATGTAAAAATGGTTTGGCCTGAGCGTTTAGTTCATGGAAACTATGAACAACTATACGAATTAATTGATTGGTTAGGGTTAACATGGAAATCTCAAGAAGTGATTAATTTCATTGACCCTAAACTCTGGAAAGCTAAAATTAAACAAGGAATGCGAGTATGAGAACAACAATTGCTTTGGTTAAATCCGTCATCCCTACAGGACTTGAGGATCCTGAAATATCTGCTTTAATGCAGGTTGCTAATAGGATGGTGACTACGGTTGTAGGCAGCGAAGGGTCTTTAACTGAAGAAACTCTTAAAGATCTTGAGACATGGATGACTGCCCATATTATTGCAATCGGGAAAGAAAGACAAACACGGGAAGAACGTGTAGGTGATGTGTGGGTAAAGTATAATGAAAATAAAAGCCAGTTTCTTCAATCAACTTCCTATGGACAAATGGTTTTATTTTTAGACACAACGGGAAAATTTCAGTCAGCCTCTAAAATGAGGGCAAGTATTCAATCAATTAAACAAGAAGAAGATTGAGCGGAGTAACTGCATATTTAAAAAGAATAACGAACGATACAGCTGTTTATTGGGCGTCTCCTACAGCATCTGCTGACGGGTCTAATTCTTTTGGTACACCGATAGAAATAAAATGTTTTTGGTCTAATAGTATTGATTTAAAAACAGAGATTGATAGAAAAGACGTTTTCGTACAAGCAAAGGTCCATGTAGTAATAGATCTTGATGAACAAGGAATGTTATTTCACGGCAAGCTTACTGATTTAACGGATATTCAAAAAAGCAATCCAAAGAAAGTCCCGAGGGCATACGAAATAAAAAAATTCATAAAAATTCCTTCATTAACTAATAAAAGTCAGTTTAATCGTGTAGCTATCATATGAAAAAAGGAAAGCCTGGTTTGAGAGGGATAGATAACGTGGTGAGGAATATCAACCTCGAAATAAAGAAAATGGAAGTAAAATCTTTAGCAGGAATGCTTATTGGAGCAGCTATCATTCGTAGAGATATGGATATGACTCCTCCGTTAATTCCTATCGATACTGGAAATTTAAGAGCGAGTTGGTTTACCACAAGTGGATATAAAGCAGGTAGGCCATTTGTTCAAATGGGATTTACTGCTTCTTATGCTTTATTTGTTCATGAGATGGAATGGAAGCAAGGTAAACGTCCTGGAAGTGGTCCTAAGTTTTTTGAAGCATCTGTCGAAAGAAATAAAGATGCTGTGTTACTAGCAATTGCAACAAGTTGTAAAATATGAATCCGGCATCTAAAGATATTGTAACTCTTTTAAGTAATCAAAGTTCATTAGCTTTGACATTAGCTACGGATTTATTTTTTAGTAGGATGCCTGATCAACCTGACGATTGTGTAGCAATTATTGATAATCCTGGAGGACCTCCTTTGTTGGCTTTGAAAAAGTTAACGAATAATTATCATTACTCTTCCGTGTCTGTTCAAGTAAGGAATACAAGTTATTCTGAGGGTTGGGAAGTAATAAATAATATTTGGCAATTCCTTCATGGTCATAGTGACGAAACAATTGACGGAACTTATTATACTTTAATCCGTGCAATGAATGATCCACAAGTGTTAGCATATGACCAAAATGACCGAGTTATTTTCCTAGTAAATTTTGAAGTTCAAAGAAGAAGTACTTAAATTAAATTTTTATTAAACCTTAACAGAGAAAGAAAATGGCAACAACCGCAAAAACCGCAATAGGCGCAGTCCTCAACCGTTGGAATACGGTAGGAACGTCAGGCGCATGGCAAGAAATCCTAGAGGTAACTGCGTTATCCTGGGATGGAGTTCAACGTAATATTATTGAAGTCTTTCACCTCAATAATTCAGACCGGTACGTAAACAAGTTGCAAGGAATTTTAAATTCCGGTACTATCACAGCGACAATCCTTTACAAGAGAGATCAGTACATCACACTGAAAGAGGATTTGGAGACACTTGGTAACAGAGACTACCAAATTGTTTTACCTGATGGCGAAGCCCTCGAATTCTCAGGATTTATTTCTGAGCTTCCATTAGATCTAGGATCTGATGATGTAATGCAAGGTGATGTAGTTTTCGCAATTGATGGTCCTGTTGACTTTGTGTCTTCAGCAACCCCTTAATTTTTTTAAATGAGTTAATCATACTCATTAATTTCTGAAACCAAAATAAACTTACTAATCATGGTAAAATATCTAGAGTATAAAAAAGAAAAACTTCCTGTGCGTCTTAGTTACAGGGCACTAAAGGTTCTTAAAGGTAAGGACTTGTCAAAATTAACGGATGGAGGCGGAGGGTTTGATGATGATTTATTTGAAGATCTTTTGTGGGCAGGATTACGAAGCGGGCATAAAGCCGATGAAAAAGAATTACAAGTCAAGAAAGAAGATATGGAAGATGTTCTTGACGAATGCTTTTTTGAATTTGTTAAATTGATTCCTTTATTTTTTGCAAGAGCAAAAGAAACAAAAGAAGTGGGAAACGAACAACCGGATCAAGTCACGCTACCAAGCGGGAAAGAAAACCCCAATCCAGAAATTGGGATAGTATAGCGGAAGAAGACTACGTTATTGCTTTAGCTCGGTTCGGTTTACCTTTAGAAGTCTTTCTCGATCTTACCCCTAAAGAGTTTTATGGGGCGTTAAAAAGTAAAGAAGAATATGACGGTTATGCTATTAAAGGAATTGTTAGACACGTTTGTGAAACCATCAGGGTTCAAACTCATTGGCTTGTTAACATACAATTACCTCAGAATAAAAAGATAAAGGATTTAAGGAAAATAATAAAATTTCAATGGGATAATGAAACGAGACCGTCCCAGACAAATGAACAAATGAAAGCAATGATGAAAGCCATTGCTGCAGGATTTAAAAAAAGGAAGAAAGATGGCGATAGGAAAGAACGTAGGAAAACTTGAAGCATATCTAGGTCTTGACTCCTCTGAGTTTTACGCGTCATTAACGGGGGCGCAAGCAGCAATGACTAAGGCTTCTTCTTCTATGAAGTCTATTGGCAAGTCCCTTACCACTTATGTCACTTTACCTTTATTAGCAGTAGGTGGGGCTACTGTTAAAATGGCAATGGATTTTGAAAAAACATTTGCTGAGATTGAAGGTTTAGTGGGATTATCTCGTAAGGAAGTCAATGCGTTTAGAGAAGATGTTTTAGCATTAGCAGGGGCAACAAGTAGGGCTCCTCAAGAATTAGCAGAAGCTTTATACTTTGTGACGTCTTCTGGTATTCAAGGTAAAGAAGCATTAGATGTATTGGAAATGTCTGCTAAGGCGTCAGCTGCTGGATTAGGAGAAACCCAAGTAGTTGCTGATTTACTTAGTAGTGCTTTAAATGCTTATGCCGAAGAAGGGTTAACAGCAGCGGAAGCAACTGATACTTTGGTTGCAGCTGTGAGGGAAGGTAAAGCAGAAGGATCTGAGATGTCAAAATATCTAGGTGATGTTCTTTCTGTGGCAGCTAAAATGGGAGTTCCATTTCGTGATGTAGGTGCCTCCGTTGCTGTTATGACACGAACTGGAGTAGACGCAGCTACTGCAGTTACTAATTTAAGACAAATTCTTTCATCGTTACTGGATCCTTCTCAAGAGGCTGAGAAAGCTTTGGATGAAATGGGGACCAGTTCTGCAGAATTGAGGAAACAAATAAAAGAAGGAGGTTTACTAAGTGTTCTTCAATTTTTAGAAAAACAAACAGAGAATAATGAAGAAGCAATGTCTAAGGTGTTTGGGAATATACGGGCCTTAGCAGGAGCAATGGAAATCGTTTCTGTAAACGCAGAAGAGAACGCTCAGGTATTTGCTAATATGACAGACAATACAGGGGACATGAATAGAGCGTTTGAAGTTGTTTCAAATACTGCAAATTTTAAATTCAACCAAGCAATGGCTGATTTAAAAGTAGCAGGAATTGAATTAGGAACAGCTTTACTTCCTGTCTTTACTGATATCCTTGACCTAGTTAAGCGTGCTGCTAGGTGGTTTACAAATTTATCTGAAGAAGGTAAAAAAATGGTATTAATGGCTGCTGCTATGCTTGCAGCTTTAGGTCCTGTTTTAATGATGTTAGGATCACTTGTGGGAGTATTAACGGCATTAGCTAGTCCGATAGGTCTTGTAGTAGTTGCTATAGGAGTTTTAGCAGCTTCTTTTATTTATTTATACGAAAATTGGGAGGCTGTTAAGGAAAGATTTACTGATTGGTCTTGGTGGAAGAATCTGTTCATTGACATGGCTGACCACGCTGTATTTATATTTAGTGATTTAATACGTTTATTATCAAAGGCTTGGTGGGTATTAAAAGATTCATTTACCTCAGCGATAAATGGATTTATTTCTTCATGGAATTTACTTGCAAGTGTCTCAAAAGGTGTATTAGGACCCATTGAAGAACTAACACAAAAGGAGTGGAAAGATCCACTTGAAGGGATTTACAACGGATTAGAAAAATTAAGAGGGAAGACTGTAAAGTATAAACATGAATTTAAAGGGTTTACTGAGTCAATAACTGACTTTGCTAAAAAAGCAGGAGATGCAATTTTAGGATTATTCCCAAGTGGGGGAGGTGGGGGAGGGAGATCTTCAACCTCATCAACAGGAGCAGTAGCTCCGGGGGTGGTTAGTAACAAGCCTTTTGAACCTAAAGAACGGGGAAGCATTACATTTTCTGATTCTGATTCTGAAGATCAAACTTATCAAGATTCTTCCGGAAAATACATTAAGGATTGGAGGCAATTGACTGAGGTTTCTATTGATATGAATGATGCTATGCAAGCTCTTGCTCATACAATGTTAAATGATGTTGCAGCAGGGTTTGAGGCAATAGGAGCGGGCGCGTTAGATGCGTCTCAATTAGGATTGGTATTTCTTTCGTCAATAGCTGACTTTGGTGTTCAGTTAGGAAAGCAAATAATCATGATTGCCTTAGCAATGGAATCATTTAAGAAGTTAGTTTGGGCCAATCCTGGGGCTGCTGTTGCCGCAGGCATTGCACTCATTGCAGGAATGTCTTTAGTAACAGGGATGATTAAAAAACGTAGTCAAGGCGGTGGGGGCGCTGTGAAAGGATTAGCAACGGGAGGATCTGTAACAAAAGGAGGCGTATTTCAATTGCATAAAAATGAAATGGTGTCGTTGCCCCGAGGAGCTGCTGTCACACCTGCTCATATGACAACAAGTGCTAATGCAGGGGGAGGCAACGGAAGTAGTCTCAGCACAAAGATAAACCTGAGAAGTCTCATTATCCAAATAGATAGGGAAAGACAAAGAATGGGAAGATAAAATGGCATACGGTGTTAAATATAGAATGGAGTGGACAGATCATCGTGAAGGTGATAATTTTAAGATTGATATTCTCAAGGACGGGTATGCTTCTTCTATTATAGGATTAGGTCATAGTGTTGACTCAGCTTTTGAATTGAATTATAATGAGGAAAAATGGGTTACTGGTCTTGAAGGAGTTTTTTCATTTACTGTGAGTGAAAGTGATATAAGTTCTTATGACGCTGATTTCTATGATTCTTTATATAAAGAACTTAAGGTGTATTTTTATATCAACGGAACTCTTAAAAATGTAGGATGGCTTAAACCAGAAAATACTACTCGTGAGTTTTTAGATGTGCAGGGCGATGTCTTGTACCGCGTTTCATTTACAGACGGATTGAATGATCTTAAAGATATTGGATACACCGGATTTAAGTTCTCAGGTAGACAGACATTCCTTCAAGTTATTAAAAATGCATTGACATTTAATGGTCTTGATGAATTAGATTTTTTCATCCAATGCAATTTATATGAGCAGCTTTTAATGACCCCTACTGAAAACGTATTTAAAGAATTATCTATTACAAATAAGGCTTTTTATAATGTTGATGATGGCGAACCTGTTTCAGATAAGTGTTATGACGTTTTAGAAAAATGTGTAAAACCTTTTTACTGTAGAATTGCACAAGTAGATGGATATTGGCAAATAATTAATGGGCAGGAGTATAACTCTCCACGTGATGTGTATGCATACTCTAATCTTGCTGCTACGTCATCAGATGTAGCAAATGATAGACAGGTTGATATCACAGCATTCTCAACACCAAATGGTTCTAGATGGGAGTTGTCTAAATTACCTCCCGTAAAGACATTGAGAACGATATGGAGAAATGCAAATACAGGAGACACGGAAATAACTAATGGTGATTTTTCTAATGGCACGAATGGATGGAATAATGGCGATGGAGTGGAAGCCTGGCAAAACTTTGCTGAAGTTTCAGGGCAGTTAAGAGTCCAAGAAGATTTTAACGCAGGTGATCCAAATATTGATCATGCTTTTTATTCTGATCCTTTTGCTATTGCAGGAATAGGTGCCGGGGACGGTGCTTTTTCTTATAAGTTTCAAATGACATTAGCAACTCTTACTTATGATTTTGGAAGTTATCAAAGTACGCCTCCTTACCTAAGTGTTCAAATAATTTACCCCAACGGATCATTATCAGATCCTACACTTTTTGTTATGAAGGAGGGGACAGCAATTTACCAAGCTCCTACTTATTTCCCTGTAACTCAAATAGGTGATTATGTATTAAAGATAATCTATAGAGCCCCCAGTCTTTATTCACCTGGTGACATTTCAGAAATTGAATTGTTTTTTGATGATATTGAAATAATACAGAATGCTACAGCGAAAACGACATTTGATATTCTTTATATTAACACATCTGACGCTGAAGGGTATCTTGAAGAAGAAGAAGAATTATTTTTCTTAGATGGCCCTCAATTATCAGACACGGGTGTAATTCTTAAGGATGATAGTGAATCAGGATTAACAAGCAGTTGGACGAGATACGGCTTTTCTTCAGAAGGGCAAACGTTAATTTGGTTATTTGCTCAACAATATCTAAATGACAGACAA